CAGAGCCTTCGACCGCATCTCTTCGTCACCGTATATCGTGGGAGAATATACTATCGTTGTCGACCTCCCCCCACCACCGGCCGGCACGGTCCCAACACCGCCATACCCTTCAGCTATATCTGACACGTCACGCATAGCATTCTTATAATCTTCCCAAGCTCTTATCCCGGTTGTTAGCGCCGCCGTTGTAGCGTCAACTGCCCTAACCATACTATGCCCCACCATCTCGTCTTCGGTTGTTTCAAGCTGCTTGCTGGCTTCCGAAGTCGCCTGCGCGTAGGCTATCCAAGCTAAAGCGCCAACAGTGACAGCGGCTGCGACTGCGAGAATCGCCCAGCCAACGGGACCTGACAGAGCATGCATGACGGCTACCGCATGATTAGCCAGCCAAATGGCAGCCGCGTGTATCCCATGAGCCACAGCCGCAAGCTTCGATGAAACCGCCATTCTGATGTTCGCGAATTCTACCATGTGCAAGTGCATGCGAAGGTAGGTCAGCTGGGCTATGAGCCCAACTCCCTGGAATATTATGCCAATGTATCCAGCCACATTGTCCAACATAGCTTTGTTTAATCTGTCCCTCGCCGCTGTCTCGTCAGCTACAGCGCTAGCTAATCTCAGCGATGTTTCCATATACTCCTCCGACGTTTCCATACCAGCAGCTTTGAGCGCGTTCAGCCTCTCCTGTAGAATGTACTGCTCCTGCTGCGTCAACCTCAGCCGCTCCTCGGCATCAGCGACGCGCATGGCCGCTATGCTCCAAGCCTGCCACATCGCGGTTATGTTTCTGCCTATCGCCGCGACATCGCCCATCACCCTGGTCATCTCTATGAGCTCGGCGTGCTGAAGCCTCCATTGCGTCCTGGCGAGCATCAGAGCGCGCCTCCCGCCATAGATAGAACCGGTAACCTCCTTCAACTGCGCGTTAAGGTTCGCACTAGTGTCCGTCCCCTCACTGAAGGCCGTCCATATCCGCCTTATCTCATTGTAGACGTTGTCCGCCCCTGTTATCTCCATCTCGGTTACTACTGGGAATCTTGCGCTCATTGCCTCCACCACTCAAGCTGGCTTAACGGAAGGTCATGCCAAAATTGATACACGGCCGCCCATACAGGGGGTCTGAAAAATGGCCGAGCTCTCATCCTGACGGTGCCGAACTCAACGAACCCGGAATGGTCAGCGTACGCGCCGATTTCTATGCGCATCCCGTCGATATCAATGTAGCCGAACCCTATCTTGTCGCGCAACTCCCCGGATTTTACCGACGCCAAACCCCTGGCTCCGACTATCGCCCGCTGAGAGACCTGAATCATGAGCTCCATGGGCATGACCTTGACTACATGCTCCGGGTCTTTGAGCTTGCGCATTAGTCTCTCCCGCCCCGTCATTTTAAGACTTATTTTGAACGGCACTCTTCAGCATCTCCACGTCAACCGCCAAGAACGCGAGTTCGAGTTGGACCCTACGCCATGACAGATTGAGAGTTTGCTCAGGTGTGTACCCGAACTGTTTAGCGAACGTGTGCACGACGAGGTCTTCATACTCTTCACGCGACATTGCCAATTTGTTCTTGGACTTCTTTTTGAAGAACCTGTTTATGACGAAATCTATTCTTTGTCGGTCTGGCTTTCTTCCGATGTAGAGGAGGATTCGCCTCGCAATGGCCCTAAAGGGAACTTGTTGAACTCCGCTATGGCGGCATACAGCTTCTCGCCCGTATCCTTGTCAAGCTTCTCTATGTCCTCAAGCTTCATCTTAGGAGACTTCACACCGAAGAAGACCGTGAACGTTCTCAACGACCCGCTTCGGAATTTCATCTGACCGTCCCGAGTCACAACGGAAGATTCGTCGAGAATTTTGTTGTGCTCGCCGAAGGTGACCTCCTTTATGGTGAAGCGCTTTCCGCCAATTTCAACGATTTTGTCTTTCAATGCCGCCACCTACAGGGTTGTCACGTTTATCGTGGCGAATTCTATCTTGAACTCGAAGTCTAGCAGGGTGAGTTCCCTTATGGGCTTGTCGCCTTCCGTGATTCTCCCGCCTGTCATCGTTATCAGTCTGCCGCTCGAACCAGCAGGCAACGAGACCGCCGCCGTTCTTTGTGTATTCGCCAAGAAGTCTTGCAACTCGCTGATTGCCGAGAAGTCTATCTTCCCGGTGATAGCCGCGCTGACTTCACCCTCCTGGAAATCCCTGTACAAAGTCTTGTCAGCATCGCTGGCACCTCTTTTCACAAGGTTCCTCCGCAGTTCAAGCTGCCACTCCGTTAGCCTGTGGTAGAAGCTGGAGCCGCCCCAAGTAATATCGCAGTCACTAGCCAAGAGATAATCCGTGTTGGGCTTGTTCTGATGTGTAGCTGTTCCTTGCACATAATTGGTGGTATCAAATGTCGGATTCTGCACGTAGAAGTCAACCTCCTGTGTTACCGGTAGGTTTTCCTCAACATTCCCCTTGAGGATTATCGAGTTTACCTTGCACCCTCTGCAAGTCCAGTAGTTGTACGTCGGAGTCTGTGAAGCCTCTATCCTAGCGCCAATCGACAGCGATGCTATATGCTTCTCGAGGTCTATCGTAGCACCGGGTACAGACGCGCCCATCGCATAGTTGAACACGTCTATCCATTCCCAGGTCGTGCCGTCGCGCGCAAGCAACTCGCTTTCGACCTTAAGCTCCATGAACTTTTTCAGGAGTATCATGTCGCTCAGTATCTGCCTGCCGAGCCCGACCTTCTTCTTGTATATCGGGTTGAACTTCGGTATGAAGTTGAGTACCTCGCCGCCAGGTCCCCAGTTCCATTGCCCCGTAGTAGGCAGTTGCCCGAACGTGGTTTCCCTAATCCATCCGATTCTGTCCGCATCGTATCCCCATCTCATGTATTCTGACATCTTTCATATCTCCTTGTTTTAGGTTTTTGGATGTTTAGCATCGTCCCCGATGGTAACTCATGTTACTATGATTCGCCCCTGGAGTATATACAGAGCAACTCCAAGGTGGCCTTTATAGTCGGCGTGTCGTCCTCCAAGAGGTCGAAGAACCTCTCCGCCTGGACATAGACGAACCTGATATCTTCAAACATGGTGTCGTTCGCTTCGACTACGTCATAGATTTCATCCACGCATCTCTGTAGCTCGTCCCTCATGTCTGAGACATTCTTCTTGGACAAGTTCGAAATCAGTATCATGATATTGACAGGCACGACTTCCTTGATTATGACTTTTGTCCTTGTCTTCCTGCGCGGATAGCCCGCCAGCTTGGTTGCCTCGATAGACACGGGGTGGTCCACAAACCTCTTCGACAAGTCCTCGGGCTCGCCGCGCCTTATCGTGACGCGCCCCTTATGTATGAAGCCGTCCCCGTCCCATTTTTCGGAAAGCATTTCCGCCACAGACAACGATGCGTCCTTCAACCTAGGTCATCCCCGTAACACCCAGCGTGTCTCCGAATTTCGCCTTCACGTAATCGTCCATCAAGGCAACGGCCAAAGCGTTGAACTCGGGCGTCTTCGTCGGTTGCCTATCTGTGGCGTAGTACCCGGCCGCAAACAGCGATGCCGCCCTAACGATGATGTCGGGAACGACGCCCGGAATTTCACCGTAAGGCTCAATGATTACGTCTATCCTAAAGTCGGCATACCTTAGAGCTTCATACAGCTCTGGCTCATTGTTGAAGTTTGTGTCAGATATCCCTAGATGCAGCTTCAGCAATGATATTGTTCCGTATGTCACCGGTATGGTCCAAAAGGTATCCATCTTGAACGATGAATAGTCATCGGCTGAACCGAAGCATTCGAAACCGTGCTTACCGAGCCTGAAATTTGATGGAAGGTCCTCAGCCTCAGCGACGCTAAAGCCATCTATGTAAGCGTAAACATTGTATACTGCGCCAACCAACACCGACTTGAGCCTGACGATATAATCGGTATTCATGGCGATGGTCATATTCCTTGTCACAAGATTCGTCCTATCCGTCTCGACATCGCTAGAATTCCTCGTCACCCTGTCGAGTTTGACGGTGTTGTTAGTTGGGTCCAGGACTAGCTCGACGTAGTATGTGTTTTCCGAACCATCCTTGTACCAGTTCACCAAGACGGCCGCTGTGCCAGCAAACACTCTCACTGTGACCATGAACTCGTAATTAGTATCGGTCACTTCTCCAGCGACGCTTCTAGCATTAGCTCCACTGGGGACGATGCCCTTTATAGTCTCGTTAAGGTCCCTAGACCAGGTTCCAGTTAATACTGTGTATATGTCCATTATGGTGCAGGCCTCGTTATATCCACTTTGATTTCTATTGTCCCCTCATACAAAGTTTCAATCTTGGCGTCTGTCTTTGTTATCTGTATATCAAAGTAAAATATCTGCGCCGCCTTCAATGAATTGGTATCAGCAGCTGCTATATCGAATTGAGCTACGCCATTCGTCGGGTCTGTAAGTGACGCTGTCTTCTGCAAAAAGTTTGCCTCAGCGCCCCTGTGTGTCTTCCATGTCATAAGAATCACACAGCCAGATATGTCCTCAACTGCCAGCGTCGCCCTGTTCAGCACCGTTATCTCATAGGACTTGTCGTCGCCTCTGTGCATGCTCAAGTCAGCCATTGAACACAGCCACCCAAGAGTCTTTTTCTCTCATCGTTGATTTCATTCCTTTGTCAGTTACTTTCGTGACTATGAGTGATATCGCCCCGCCCTTGTTTATCAAGATAATATCGAGGCTTGCGGCGGCGTCGGCTATCAGTCTAGACAGGTCCATTGATACCTCGTCGGCGCCAGCACCGCTGTCCGATATGACATAAGTCAGAGGAATCGCTGCAACTATGTCTGCACCGAGGCCCGCGTCTGATATGTTCACAAGCGAGCCCGAAATTACCGAAATCGCGCCAACACCGCTACCGACATCATCTATGACCACAGTTTCGCCGATGCCCCAAATCGTGACAACTTCGCTACCGACTACTGAATCAAGAACCTGTATCGACCCAGCAGCGGTTATGATATCAGCGGCTGAGCCGACATCGTCAACAACTTTTGTCGTCAAACTCAGCACATTAACGCTATCGACACCGAGCGACAGCTCCGTTTGCAATATCTGTTTCAAGAATGTGATAATATCTAAACCTTGAGCCGTATCTGATACAACCGACGCCTCAGCTACCAACGTTATACCGTCTACTCCAGACCCAGCATCTTGGATGAACTGCCCGGTTGGCACCACGTCAATGCTCGATATCCCGCCCCCGGCATCCGACACTGACACCGGTTTCAGAAGCACCATGACATCAGAGCCGGTTCCAAAGTCGACTATCGGCGCTAGCAGAGCTTCGAACGATATGGCGTCTGTCCCAACCCCAGCATCGTCGGCATTGACGAAGTTGATTATGATTAGGTCTATAGATTCCACGCTACCGCATGCGTCAATTGTTACAATCATCGTATTCGGAAACGGAACCGCGTCCACACCAACAACGTTCTCGTAGATGTTAACAGCACCAACGGTTATCACTCGAAGTATGGAATCCGCGCCTTCAGCCAATTCTATGAACGATATCGATTTGTCGAGCGATATTGCAGACAACCCGCTGGACGTATCTATCATAACAATCTGCTTGGCGAACCCCACGGAATCGACCCCGACAAGAGACTCGCTCACAGGTATGGACTTCAAGAAACTAAGAATATCCAAAGACGTGGATGACTCTTCCACACTCACCGGTTTGTCCATAGCGATGGCCTCTGAACCCTCCCCGTTGTCGCTTACAGACAGCAAGGTGAAGTCCATCTGCCTCGAACCCGGGGAACCTGAAATATCCACCGTTGTTTCATGAGTCACACCGCTATATGTAACCTTTATCGAATCGCTGTCCGCGTAATCTGTGGTGAACTTGGACTTGTCACCCAAGTTAGCAGCATAGATTCCGCCCATCTGAGTCGTGAAGTTCGACTCTTCGCCCTTGGTATCATTCCGCACAGTCACAGTCGCGCCTACCTGGACCTCGCCTTGGTTCTTGACTACCCCCCAAATCACATACGGTGTCTGTATTGTCATGGCGCCACCTCATGGGTAAACATGATACCAAGTCCCAGCCGCGTCACAGAATATGAACAGCCAGTCATCAGTGTCCGATATTGTCACAGACGCATCGTGAGCATAGCCGTTCACGAATAGACCCTGCTGGACCTCGGCATCACTGTAATACACTATCCAGTCGAACTGTATACTATCAAGGTACAAACTCTGATTCACCTGACCGAGGGTTTTCCCAACATCTGCTGTGTCCGGATGAATCTTATTGTTGCCTTGCGACAAGGCCGTCGCGCCGATGGTGTATCTGTACGTGTAGACCTTGATATAAGGCAACTCAGTCTGCTGCCAAGCGTACATTATCGTCCCAGAATAGGACACCGGTGTGCAGATGTTGGGGTCCTCGGAAAGTCTGGCATTATCCGGGTCTAGAATATTGAACAATCTCAACCTGGGCTCCCAGAGACCGCTAGAGTTCCTGTTCCTGGACCAGCCCGAACCTTCAATCTCCTCAACCCAGCTGCAAGTTATCTCTTCCCTCGACTCGTCATAGCACAATACAGGGAATCCACCCCAAATGCCACCACTTACCCCAGCGTATATGTCAGCCGCGACTACCTCTTCCTTGATGGTCCATGTCCCCGTCGCATAATCCTTATATGAGTATCTTATGGTCTCTACATTGTAGTTGCCCGTCGTGTACGCCGCATGTATGTTCCCCTGCGGGTCTATCGTCGTCGAGAAGAACCTGTAGTTGACCGGCACTGTGTCTGAAATATTGACTCTGCCGCCCAACGTCTGCGTAGTCACGTTCCAAACTCTCTCCGTGAAGTTCTTCCCGCTAGGCCAACTTACGTACTGAACAGACACGCTCCCGTCCGGAAACACCTGCAACTGCGAACCAGCCGTATACGTCTCAATCGTCACAGGATATCCAGACGCGGTTGTCCAGGTTCCGTCAATGGTCGACGAATGATAGAGCCACTGGTGGCCATTCGCCGTCTGCGAAAAGTTCCCGACGAGAATGAACGGATATCCTGTCGCATTGGCAATTACGCCTTCCGTCGCCCCAAACTCGTCAGCATCGGGGAACACGTGGACAGTCTGCCAAGCGGCTCTCCATGTTATGTCGCCGTCGCTGTGGTCGAAGTCGCCCATCCTGTACATGACATCATTGTCAGCACCCTCGGTCTCCCTGCATGTCGTAACGTACACGACCCAAACGTCGCCGCCAGCAGACTTGTTGTACCATAACCAGGCGTAAGCATAATCCATCCTCTGGATATTGTCCCTGACAGCCTCCTTGTATACCCAGTTCCCGCCGGCTCCGTCAAGGTTGAAATACTCAAGCATGTGCGAGCCATTGCACATGAACAAGACGTAGCTGCCGTTCGTCTCAAACATCTTCCTGCCGTAGCTGTGCCTAATCGCGCGCTCGACGCTCGAATTCAGCCCCGTTGTCTCAACGTAGGTCGGGTCGAAGAAGTACAGCGGCTGCACTAAAGTCTGGTTCTCGTTCGTGACGCTCCACCTGCCGGAGGTCGTAGCGTTCACCCAGTACTTGAATACAAAGGATGAGTAGCTTGCGCACGTCGTGAACGAGAAGTTCCCCCAACCCTCAACGGCACTGATGGTCACACTCTGATTCGCCGCCCATGAACCGCTAGCGTTCTGACTGAAGAGTATCTTGTGGACAGTGTCCCCAGCAGGCGCCCTGAACTTCCAGCACACCTCCAATGTGTCTTGGGCCACAGGGAACTCGGGATTGAATATGTCCCTGTAGGTCCAGTTGGAATTCCACAGCGATATGAAGCATTGGCGGATATTCAATGAATAGAAACCGCTCTCGTGACTTTGGAACTTGACGGCGACGTTACATGTCGAAGCCCCCCACGCGATATAGTCGCTGATGTCAATGCGGAACCATTTGAACCCATCAGTCATTTCGTAATCGCCCAAATCATACACATCTGTCGTATTGTATATCCACGGAGTCCATGTGCCGCCTTGAGTCGGCAACTCCTTCCAAGCCTCAACCTCAAGGAACGCCTGCGCGAATGTGGCATTGCTCTTCTCAAAAAAGAGCCATGAAAAATTCTGGTTATCAGCCAGCGAAGTTACGTATCCATCCTTTATGTCAAGGTACGGGTTATCGCCATCAGTGCTCCATCCCGTCTCTGTCGAATTGTAATCCACCGGTAACAGAACATAGTCATCTGGCGGAGCCTCATATTCAACCTCGACATATATTTGAGTACACCTAGCATAGGCCGTGACCTCCGTGGGTTTCAACACGTGTATGGACAAAAGGTCCACGCCAATCTGCAAGTCAGCAATCTCCGCTTGAGTCCAAGGCTGATTGGTGTTAGGATTATCCGCATACTCCTTGGAATACAGGGTATATGTCGTGGTGAGATAATTGGTTGTGCCCCTGTACTCAGTCGCATGCGTGTATATTATGGTCCTACCAGCGGGACTACCGCCAGACACATCTTTCTTGCACCTGACGTACACAGTTATCTTAATGATTTCATCGGTCTCGCAAAAGTCTATATCCGGTATGTTGTACAGGTCATAGTCCCAATCGTTCGAGTTCGGGTCCTCATCATATACGTACGTCGTATCACCATCACCGCTCCCGGTATCATCGACCTTCTCCCAGTTGTAAGTAGCCTCCGGATAATCATATAGCCCCGTATGCACGCCATAACCCGCGGGCCTCAATGTATCCATTGTGGCTGCGACTGGGAACTCGACCTCCATCCTCGTCAATATGACAGCCGTCTGCAAGGCTCCAATCAAAAGGAGCAGAGCGACTATCGCGGCTTTAACCTTGCTCTCTATCCTGCCCCAATATATCGCCGCCAGCAGGACAAGCACCAGGCTCAAAAATATCGCTAATACAAAAATGAGGAAAGGAATCATTCGACCGCCTCCGTTTCCGCTTCGTTTACTAGGTCCTCGAATCCCCAACATGCGTCATTGTTCCACATGAACCAGATGTGCTTAAGACCGTTGGCAGACCAGTCCAGAGTCATGAACTTAGAGCCATCATGGAATATCACAATCATGTGGCCGACGTTGCTTGCCGATAGCCCAACAGCCAAGAATATTCTATGCCCAGGATATCCCATCGCGGACAAGATGTTCGCCAGAAGTATCGCGCCATCATCGCAGTCGCCTCTCAAGGTCGTTAGCACTTCTGGCGGGAGCGCCCAGTAATCAGAGATTCCGAATGTATCACTGTCTTTAGCGTAAGTCATGGTGCATTTAACAAAATTTAGTGCGTCAAGATAGTTCTTAAGAAACTTCGCATTGTCGGCGACAAGCGATTTCAGAGTATTCGGGTTCATGAAGAACCCTCTGACGTCCATCATATACACCTCGCCGCTAGGCAGAGTGCGAACTGACACAGACAGGTCCGACCTCACCATTCCCGGAAACTCCCTTTCAAGGTCTACATAAAGCGACTGTCGTTCCTTCTGCTCGAACTCATCGCAAACTTGCTTGGAAACTTCCTTTTTGAACCAGCCAAAGCACATATTTTTGCCTCCTCCATGTAGGGAGAAAAAAGAGGGGTGGTTTTAGCTAAAGGTTATGTTGAGCGTCAAAGTCCAAGTTCCGCCGCTTTTGGTACCGCTTGCCTGAACCTTCCTGTTTAGGTTCTGCTGAGCCGCTGCCCCATTGTCCACGGTGAACTCGTTCCAAGCGAAGTTACCCTCGGCATCTGTGAACTCAGAGCGCCAAGTCAACGTCTGCGCTGACCTTGATGGGTAACTACCAGAAATCATCGCTTTGAATGTCTGGTTGCTTCCCAGAAGACCGGTCTGTGCCTCACTCTCATCAGCGGCGCTGTCACCAACACCTAGCCTAGCGTTGGTATTGTCCCATTTCGTTATCGTTGCTAAGTCGCAAATCAGGTCTTCGAACGCTTGGATACCTTCATTGAGCATCATGTTACCGAAGAACCGCTCGATTTCGTAAGGTACTTCACCGACAGCCATAGCTTCAGCATAAGTTTTTGACTTGAACTTCTCAATGACCCATTCGACCTTCGCTTGCTTGAATCGCTCCATGATTGTGCATTCCTTCTCTACGCAGAGGGAATCTTCACCGCGACTCAAATCGCTGTTTTCCATGTCACCATCTCCTAGCTTCGATAGCTACGCCTTCTAGAGCTTGCACCTCAACCTTCGTGAGGTTGCGGAAGGTTCTGCCGCCACGTGACTTCAAGGTGTATGTCCCATCGTCCTCTTGAAAGACGGTCCAATGCGGATTCCTAAGGATTTCCTTTGGCGTTGCAATCTCCTCCTTCTTTTCTATATCTTTTATACTCGCAGGGCATTTATATAGTTTCCTCGATACGGATTTTATAAATCCGCTTAGGTATCAGAGCACCTCCAGTAACGCGAGGCCCTTCGCGGTGATGCTATACAATCCCCTGCTCTTGCGTTTCACCCAGCCTCGCTCCAGGGTTGTCTTCAGGGTGAAATAAAAAACCATCGGAGAACAGTTTGTCTCAGTAACCACTCTCTTCTCCAATGGCGTCCACTTGATATCCTTGCCTTTCAAGGAACCCAATATGCACCGAATGATTTTGCACCGCCTTGCGAATATCGCCTTGTCGTCAGTCATTCAAGCTCCACCTCGACAGGCATCAACTTGCTCTTATATTTGCAAGACGCGCAATACTTGACAACGTCCAAATCTCCCCTTTTGTAACCGCGCACCGAGAGGTCAAGGTCAAAGTCGGACATCTCATTTCCGCAATATGGGCACCGCTTCCAGCAGTCACAGTAAACGACAGACGCAGGCCTCAGCCTAGAGTAGGTCTTGCCGCATTTGCCGCATCTGCCCGTAGCTTCGCCGACTTTGGACATTGTCTTTCCTCGCTATGGTTTTTTGGACGTCGCTGACCTTAAGGCACCAAACTCCCTTACATCATAATCGCGGGTACCGCAGGTATTGCGCCCTTCCGGGCAGAATCCAAGCTGCCAACATCTGGGTCCAGCCGCCGCGAATAAAGTGGGAGATATCTCCTTACACATCGCCAGCATCTTCCAGGCAAGCGTGTGAATCTCCCACGTATTCCTAGCGCAGCATCTGAGCCCGAAGAAGTTATAGAGGCTCCTAGCGTTTACCGTCATAACTAGTCTTGCAGCCACAGCGTTTGGCAATACGCTCCTAGCCTCGGAATGGGGATACCCGGATTCTATGAGGCCTCTATACTTCATGAAGGCTTCCTTGCAAGCCTCCGTGAACATAGTCAATTGGTTTTTATCAAGCTTGTCCGGCCTGACAACCATGAGCTTGTCGTATGAAATGTAATGCTGTGATTCCTGTGTATAGCTCGCCATTCTATGACGAACTATTTGGTGCGTGCATGCGCGAGATATGTTCCTGATGTCAAACGTGAACACGGCATGCTCCCAAACAGAACCGTGCCCGCATTCGACGACGGTCTGCACCATATTCAAGGCTCTCCCCAGCGGGACGTCCTTGACAGTTTCCGCGACATGACCTTTGTATGTGGCTCTAGCAGCAAAGGCTATAAGCTTCTCTATGTCCTTTGGGTAGGAGACGAGCCGCACGTCCATTTGCGGCGCCTCCCTCACCTCAATCACATCACGCTCATCCTCCTTGACCGCGAGCCATACTACGTTTTCAAACTTCTTGATTTCCATGACATTTTCACCTTGATACGAAACTTTTGGAACAAAAAAAAGGGGGAAGAGATGGAGAACGCTTCTAAGTGGTGAAGGCTCTGCCACACTTGTTGCAGTGATACTTCGGGACCTCGTGGACATCGTCCAGAGACACCATTCGGACGAACACAGTGTCATGGGACTCGCATAGTGTGCAAGGCGGCCTCTTAAGCACGGCACGCGGCTTTGAAGATTCCAGGGTCTTGCGGTTATCTTTTGGCTTTTGTGCTCTTGCCTTTGGTTTTTTAGCTGCTTGCATGCCTGCCGCGAAGCCTTTATCCTCGGACTTTTCCATGCTATGCACCCCTATCAAGTTCCCTTAGCCACAGCTGTCGTTCTCAATGTTGTTAGTCCGTATCTTTCACTGCCTATTGCCCCGTAGAGCAATTCTTTGGTATCTTCGTATGGCTTGGTGAGTATGTCCCGTCTGAGACACAGAGCCGCGGCGTAGTCAGTGTCAATCATCAGTTTGGTTCCCGATGTGATGAGTGTGGACCACACGACCTTGAAGCCAAGGTATGATGTGCCCAATATTCCACGGGTGATGTCTATCAGGTTGCCGAAGTACATAGCGCTCAAGAACTTCTCATCGGTGAAGACTCCCTCAAGCTCCGCCGGATTCAGAGCAAGCACTTTCCCGTGGAAGTTTGCCTGTTCCAAAATAGTCCAAAGTTTGACGCAATCAGCCCATGCGAAGCTAGCGCCGTCACCCGTTGTCTGAATGGCACCACCAGCCAAGCTGCCCGCAGCGATACCATTGTAGAGGTTGTAGATGTCTGTCGTCTCTTCCTCGCCAATGGCTCTGCCTATTTCGGCAACTTGCCTTTGAAGTACCGGCCAAGATGTGTCTTCAAGGAAGGATTGGCTCCACTCCTCGGAAGCCGCCCACTCGACGTCGATGTTACAGTCCTGCTTCGAATACTTCTCGCCTGTCGACCACGGTCTTGTTTCACCGACGCGCCACGCTTTGCCCTTCTTCGCCAAGATGAATCTGACAAGAGGTTTTGTCGTAGGGAGTACGGCAATCATCTCCCGTCCAATCAAGGCTGGAACGGCCGCGTTGATTACGGTCGAGTGAACCATTCCCAGTGCCTGCGAGACATCTGAAAGCTGCGCCTCCTTCATAACAAATTTGTAGAACGGGTTCGCTTTCGCCTGTTCCACAACTTTGTCACTTCCTCGCTGTCCTCCCTCTTCGGGGTCCGCCTCGACAGCCTCCAGCAGGTTCCTCGAGAATTGCTTCACGGGGTATTGACCAGGCCTGAGGTTCGATTTGGATTCCTCGATGAGCTCGAGGACTTTCATTGCTTCTTTGCTCAGCATGTCTATCACGTTCCGACGCCTTCGATGCTCGGGCAGACGAATACCAAGATTTCGTCGTCGGCTTCACCAGCAGACATGTGAGCCTGCGCTCCGCTGAAGGACACGCTAGCCGCCAGAGCTTTGATGCATCTGCCCTCGGCGTCGCTCATCAGAGCGTCACCAGCGGCGAATGCGCCTCCAGCGTACATCTTCACGTATCCCATCTTGAGCACAGGTATCATGTCGTCAGTGTCACCATCCTTGAGGGCAACGCCAAAGATTCTCTCGCTAGCGTCGCACTCGTGAACCAGAGGCATCTGGTTCTCGCCGGCTGTCACAGTTACGAAACGACCCTTCCGCACATCATCCTCGTCGCACTTGCATGTGACCTTGTATGCTATGCCCATCGAACTCGCTACTTCACCAATATCCAATTCGGGGAATAGGTCTTCTGCTGCCATTTGTCATTTCTCCAAGTTTCTATCCTTTCAGGGTTCGCCTACTCAGTAGGCTACTTACTGCTTTCCTCTATGTTGAAGAGCTCAAACACTCCAGAGAAGTCAACGGGCGGGATAGCTTCTACTAGGCTCCTATACTGTCTGGCTCTTTCCTGTAGCACTGAACCAGTGAAGTGCCCGATTTTGCGTATATCGCCCGGATTCAGAACTTCGAGAACATTCTTCCGCGAGACTAAATCCTTGCATTCTTCCATCAGTTCGCTGAAGATTTTCTCCGCTTTCTGTAGCTGCTCGCGTTGAACACGGATGGTAGCTTCCGCCTCAACCAGGTCGTCTTCCATGCCCTTGATTCTCGTCAACAACTGCGGCTGCAAGTCAAGGAACTGCTTGGCAGCTTTCAAAGATTCGACATCTTCCACAAGGGTGGCTAACAACGCTTTGGTATCAACCTCAGTGGCGTCCTTTGCGGCATCTTCAGCCTTCTTCTCGATTTCCAACTCATCCATCACCTTCTGTGCTTTCTCCATAGGTCCGTCTAAGAGAATCGCCTCATTTCCAACAGGCAGCTTGAACTTCTCGATGATAGCCGGAAGAGGCATTTCCTCGTAGGAAGCCTCAAGCGCCTCACTCAGAAATGCGGGCGTTTCCGATATGACTTCGTCGACAAGTCCGAATTCCTTCGCCTCCTCAGCGCTCATCCACACGTCCGTCTTGTGCCAGATGTCTTCTATGTCTTGGGGAGTCTTCCCGCTTCTCTCGGCGAGAATCTCCTTCAGCATGTCGTTGACCTTCTTAAGCTCTACAGTCTGGTCCTCAATGTCAGATGTTTTACCCCATTGGAACGTGCTCACCTCATGGATGAGGAATCGCGTGTGGGGTGTCGCTCGTCTGACAGAGCCGGCTTGTAGCAAGACGGCGCCCATACTAGCAGCCAAGCCTCTGGCTTCGCAGACTATCGGAATGCCGTTTGTCACCAAGTTCTTTATCGTGTCGTACAAGAGAAGCCCGTCATAGACATCTCCACCGACACTGTTCAAGACTATGGTGATTGGCTCCTTGCTCTTGCTAGCCAGGAACTCAAGCTTCTTCGTCGCGCGCTTTGACGTGCTCTGACCGACAGAGCCGTGGAACAGCACTGTCCTGTTGCTCAGCAGCGACCACTCCAGCTCCTCGTCCAACGAGAACGACTTGCCGGAAGTCTCTAGCTTAGCCAATTCTTCACCAGATTTCTTAGCCCCCGGGGTGCCTTCAGTACCCGGATTAGTCTTAGAAGCCTTGGTCTTTTTGTCAGCCGCGATTGTGCCCTTCACGGTCACAGTCATCTTGTCACCGCTTTCCAACTCTGGTATGTCCTTGCTGTCATTCTCCTTCTTCATCTTTTGCTCCTCATTTCGCTGTAGATTTTTTACATCGTCTCCGATGGTAACTTACGTTACTATACCTACTGGTTTCGCTCCAAGTCCGAGCTGGGCCGGAGAGTATCAAGGAATTCCGCTTGGTACTCCCTCAAGAAAGTTTTAGTCCCATGCTCAGAAGCCTCCTTCAGGAGCAGCTTCCCGAGCGCCTCAAACAATTCCACTGTCGTCGTCGGGTCTCCGGGTTTCAATGACACCAAGTAAGACGTCTCAATCCCCCTAAGACCGCGAGGCGCGACACCGTTCATCCGCTCAAGAACCTTCCAATCAAAGTTGACGCTGACATGCTTTATGATTCCGTTCTCTATGAGATTCACTATGTACGGCGGAGCATACAGAAGCTGCTCAATGTATCCGTCATGCCATCTTGAATCAAGTATCTTGTATGGCGGAGGAATCTTGAACCTATGGTCTATGTAAGTCGGTCGCCCCACAAAACTAGCGGCTGAGCCCTCAAGCTCAGGCAGAAGGTAATGCCTCAATGAGGCCCAAGAATCTGGGTGATATGCGACCATGGGATGAATGGCTTTGACCTTTATCAACTGCCTAGTAGGCAAGCCATATACAGAGACATCGCCCACCCACTCGAAAGATTCTCTGAAATCGGGATGGAATGGCTTAGCGACAATGTCTCCCATGAACGCCTTAGTCAGAAGACCTTTAGCTGTGTTCATCAGTTCATTGATTCCTTCCAAGTTCGAGACGAGGGAAGCGACAGCTTCCTTCGAACCTATGCGGCATTGGCCCTTTTTGTGGTTCGCAGCCATGGATATTTCATCGTCGCAACCGTATTTGTTCATGAGCCGATAATAGTAGTCACTACCGCGCTTCTCGCCGTATTGCTCTATGTGGCTACGCCAAATCTTCTGGAAGTCTTCGTGTTTCGGCATTTGTCTCTGTTACCTCAGCCAACTTTATAAATCCGATTTAAATAAAAGATTCTGCGGAGCATATATAAAGGCTCCTTCGAAAATTCGCTCAGAAAGTTAATTGGAACCCGCCTCGGAACTAAAAGATTCCCACACAATACAAGGGAGAAAGGAGAGGATTTATTTCCAGAGGCGGGCACAGTTGTTGTAGTAAAAAACAGGGAGTCTTGTGTCTGCATCAGTTTCAGTCACCGCTTCATCTTTTCGATTTCGGATAGTATGAAGTCCGTCGCAACTATGAATCCCACGACCCACCAATTGTACGGCGGCGGCAGTAATGTCGAGATAGTAGTCACAAGACCAACATATAAGGCAGCAGTCTCGTAAAGCTTATTCTCGTTATACTCCAATTGCGGATGTCCAGCAGCCTTCTCTTTGTAAACGTTCCTAAGATAGCCGAGAAGATTCCTACCAAATGCCGCCAGCGCAGCTATCGGTGCTGAAATGAAGAAAGCCTGAATGTAGCTGACATACGGAACTCCCCATTCAGGGACTGTCCCAATGTCAATCGTCTTCATCGCCATGTCAACAGCCACAAACCCGGCGGTGATAAGTATCATGACCACAAGGACTTTTGGAAGCGTCAAAGCGTTCAGTCTTTTCACCTCCCTTCAAAGTAAATAGTTTATGTGGTGCGCGGAAGCTGATGTTTTGTTTTCGTTAACACTTCTTCACCAGCCCTTGACCCAAGGTCTGGACTCGATGTTGGTACGAGCTTGACATCATCGTCAGAATCCATTGGAAGCCCGATGATATCCCTGAAGACTCTGCGGAGCTCCTCCGGCTTTATCGCGCCCATCTCGGTGGACTTTATTATGTACGGTAGCATCCGCAATACCTGCTCGATGTCCAACGGAGACGGGGTCTCCCATACGACGTCCGCTATGATTGCTTCGGGAAAATTCCAAGATTGCAATAGCGGCGCGTATATGAAATTCTCCAAGAACTCCTTGAACATATTTTGCAGCGTGAGAATCGTAGCCTTAGAGACGGTAACGGCGGCTCTCGCCGAGGCCTCTGTGAACCCGGGCGTCGTGAGAAGCTTAGCCAACGGCGTCTGGGTGCCCAAGATTCGTTCATTATTCAATGATTCAATGTACATGTCGAACCCTCTAGAGCGTTCAGCGACAACCGAGTGGACTCTCGCTTCCTTAATGTTTGTGGTGAGTCTCGCGCCCTTCATCGGCAGCTGCCCTATTTTCGCATCCCATTCATTGAGCTTCTTTGGCGGTAAGCCGGGGAAGTTCCACAGTTCATTCGGCGCCGAGAATCTTTCAATCTGCTCCCCCATAGACTTGTGCATAGAGCCGATTATTTTGAAGAACTCCTTCCGCTTCTCGCCGTCACCGACGGGCATCTTTATAGCCATGCGCTGCAATGTACCCCAACCCCAAGCTTCATTGTTGATAGTGTTCCAAGTCAGATGGAACATTTCCTCGGGCGGAATCATCTTCCCGCCGTACGCAGACGAAAGCGTATAACCTACTGGATTATCCCTTGTGGTGCGCGAGAAATCGCCGCGCTTCCCCCGATGTATCCTCTCAATAGAGTCCAGCGGGAGGTATCTCAAGTTTTCAAGGTTCCCGCCGGGGTTGTATATGAACGCATTGCCGGCCCCCCAAACGTCCCGCCCAGCATTTCGCACGATTCTTTTGAGATTGACGTGCCTATCATAAAGTTTCAAAGCGTCAATAGCGTTGATTTGGAGAGTTCCCCCCGGTTCCGCAAAGCTTGGAACTCGCTTCTTATGCTCTAAGAAAGCCTTGTCCACAGAGACGTGCCAGCCGACGCCAACAGCCTGAGTCCAGATGAAATCAATGCTCGCGCCCACGCCAAGGTCGCCTCGGTATATATCAAGCAAGGTCTGCATCGGGACAACCGGATACTCGCCGCTGCTGGCCGTCCTAGGCGTCTCAAAAACATCGCTCTCCTTACCTTTCCCGCTCGCTGTCACAAGTAGTCTCGGAACCTTCAGACCGAATCTAGCTCTCAAACTTTCAGCAAAGGTCGGCCGAGGAGAAGTGTCAAATAACTTTTTAGTCTTTTCGTCTTGAGCCAAGAGGCCAATCCGTCCCCTTCTTATATGGATATAGGAATACAAGGCGAATATAAACGTTCCTATGAGAAACCGGGTGATAGCAATGCCCAAAATTTAGTAAGATTGAACAGCCACTCATTCTTAATAACATTTATATTCGCGTTGCAACATTACAATCATGGAGAAAAAAATATGGAAAACGCAAAGGAACGTGTCGCTGATATCAAGACCTACGATAGTGTTGACAGATGGCTGAACTCCGTTCTGGCGGAAAGAACCGGCTCCGAGCGAACGGTAGCTTGGTACGCGCGAGAACTCGTGGACTTCATTGATTGGTACAGGGAAGCATACGATAAGGACGCTGTACCAGACGACCTCATAATAAAAGCCAAGGAAGGTCTCAAGAAGACCGGCACACCCGAGTGGGCCGACAACCTCGCAAAAAGGTACTTCAACCACATAACCAAGAAGTTCAAAAGAAGTTCATCGAAAGTGAAATACGGTGTGGTCCGAAGCTTCTTCAGATATAACGGCATAAGGTTTGTATCGAAGACGCCGACTGCACCAACATTGACTAGAACGATAATACCGCCAGTCGAGGACCTTCGCCATGTCTGGAATATAGCCGACCTACCAGAGAAGATTCGCATAGGCGCATTGAATGACACTGGACTAAGACCGTCCGATGTCGTCGGATTAACATACGCCGATATCAAGCTTTGCATTGAAAATGACGAAGACTACATCTATATCGAGAAGGTCGCCTTGAAGCATCCAGTTTGGTATGCCTGCTGTTTCTCGAAGATAACGACGAACCTCGTCAAGTCCTACCTTGAAATCCGCAGAAACGAAGGCGAAGTTTTCAAAGACACATCAGCCGTGATAACGGAATGGAGACATCTTGGCGAACCGATAACGGTCAACATGCTCTACAGAACTGTGAAGGGCGTCGGGGCGAAAGTCGGCGTCAAAATATCGCCTAGGACATTCCGCAAGAGGTTCAAGACAATCTGCGAACCGATAATAGGAACCACAGCGACCTGCAAGATGGCCGGCTGGAAGGTTCCGGGAGTCGGCGAGCACTACTTCCAACCGAACAAGGAGCAGACAATAAACGAGTTCAAGTCCGTCGAGAAGTCACTGGTTCTAGAAGAGGTGCCAATGAGGCTCGACCCGCAAACACAGTATAACACGGCGAAAAAGGTCCTATCCGACATGGGATTAGACGCTGACACATTACTGGCGAAATACAAAGTCGGACCGAAGATTGAAGACAGGGCAAATTTCCTAGCGAAGAAGGTCAGAGATGTTCTCCAAGTAGTCAAAGTAGCAGAGGAGTTGGAATGATTAGAACGATATACCGATGGTATGCCGTCCATGCACAACCGGAACGACGCGAAAGATTAATAGAGAACTTCCAAGAAGAAGTCAATGCGCACATTGGAACCGGATGGAACATATTAACCTGCGGCATGAATGAGTCATTCATCTTCGCAATCGTTGAAAAGGACCTCGGCGGAAAAAAGCTCACCGATGAACAGAGAAAATCAATCGGCGACCCGAAATGGCACCCGCATTCAGTGAAGGCGTGGATTCGCAAAGCCTGCGAGTTCGGCCTTTCAGATGGCAAAATCCTCATAGCCATTCTCAATGATTTTGCGGTGGAATAATATGGGAAAACGAAGCAGACATAGTCAAAGTAGCGGAGGAACTCGATTGAGAAATGTACCAAGAACCAAAGCCGACACCTGCCCATATTGCAAGTACAAGCATGACGTCAATGAGGGCGGAAGTACAATGTACCCAAACGGAAGATGCGAAATCGAATGCGCACATTGCGGCAAACTCTACTACTACATAGATTTGAGCGTGGCGGAATAGTATGGGGAAACAAAGCAGACGCATCATGACGGGCTTAAATGACGAAGAGCGAATCGAGGAAAGCAAATGGAGACAAGAGATTCAAAGCTACCTCAAAGGATTGCAGAGGTTCTCAATATCGTTCGCCGCGATTGGCGGAAGTCTGAGGTGCATGGTATGCGACAGAACCGTCACGCCGCAAATGTTCATGAGAGCTAAAGGTTGCTGCGCGACATGCTTCAAAGGGATGACGGAGCTAATTGAGAGACGGGCGCCGCTAGAAGAGTTCAAAGCATACGTAGCGAAGAGGAGCCACAAATAATGGGGTTCGACTTTGTGGTCATAGAAATGCGGGAAAGACTCAATAAAGTCGTTGACGCAATGCGCCATCTTAAGCTCAGCTATGACAAAAGTGATGTCGAAGATTCGGGACTGACCGACTTCCAAGGACCATTGAACGCCGGTAGCATCATTGACGGCATGTCAATGGAAGACACATTCAACGATGTTGTCGTAAAACAACTCGGCCCAAACAAAGAGCTGCTATGGTGGCCCGAGATACAATGGATTCGGAAAATCCCGCAAGAGCTACTTCTCGAGCTCAAGAAGATTTGCAGGATACATGACTGCGAGTGGTTCTTCAGCAAGCTTGTCAGCGACGGAGAAACAATGTGGACAAACACGTTCACATTGCTCAAGACCAAAATGAAGAACGAAGGAATCGACCTTGAGGAGGTGTAAGAATGGACAGAAAAGATATGCTTGAAAGACTAATGCAGGGCGTCGACCCGCTCATAGTGACAATAGAGAAATGGAAAGACATAGTAAACGGCGTTGGCGTAGATGAGGGCGGATTCAATTGCGCGCTTTGTGAAACATATAGACCAAAGCCGAGCGAAGACCCAAGTCAAGCGGTCAAATGCGGCAAATGCCCGATATACGAAGCCACCGGGAAACCGCTTTGCATGGGCACACCATATAAAACATTCCGACTTGCCATGGAAGACAAAGATACAAAAGCGGCAAACAGGGCTGCTCTTGAAGAACTAATATTCCTTAGGAGACTTCAGAAGAACATCGCGCTCAAAGAAACCGCGGAAGGAATCGTCACTTTGAAAAAACTGGCGCATAATATCATAGATATAGTGGAGAACGCTCTCCGGGACAAATATCCTGTGATGGAAAAACTTGTCGACTCAGAGCATAATACGCTCCTTGCCGGCGAGACATACTATAACCTTGAGGATGACGTCACAGCAGTAGTCAAGGAATACTTGAAGAGAGTGCTTGAACTTAGTAAATACATTGTAACTGTTGAAGTTGTTGGCGTAGAAACCTACGAGATAAAAGCGGAGAACGAAGAAGAAGCTAGGGACAATTTTGAACTCGGAGAAGGTCGCCAGATAGCAGCAACAATTGAGCGCAAAGTAATCTCATGTGATAAGACCTAAAAGCCTGAAGGATTCGTTGTTCAAATGAGCGAAGGCGAATTTAAGAAACGTTCAAGAAACTTCAAAGACATCATTGACGAAGAGTGCAACTATTCCTGCTATATTGG